GTTCTTCACTTGCTAGTGGTTTAAATGCATTGCCAGGTGGAGCGGCAGCAGCGTTTGCTGTTGTAAATAAAGCAACTGGTTCAAGTTTATCTTTGCCTGCCTTGACTAATATAGCATCTGTGACAAAAAATGCATCAACTAGTACGTTAAACGGAATACCTGTATCTAGTGCATTATCAAGTATAGTAACTTCTCTTTCGGTTGGTAATTCAGCTACGAGTGGGTCAATCAACCGACTATCATCCAACGTACCTAATCTAACAAAAAATATATCAGCCGGAAATCAAAGTTTATTATCATTAGCTAGTACCGGATTATCTGTTGGTGCAGCAGCTTCACTTTCAGCAAGTATTAATTCTCTTAATGCGGGAGGAGCAAATCCAATAAAGATGCCAACTGTAGCAGTGAATACAACGGATAGAAGTGAATTAACATCACAAATTCGTAACTTGTTGGGTGACACCAAAGTGCCTGCACCAAACTTTTCAGGATCGGTTGCAGCTTCTAATCGAGGTTTATCCCAAGCTGAAATTGCTACATATGATGCAAATAAAAAAGAAATTGAAACATTAGATGAGTCTCGTTTTGATTTAGCTAAGGCTGAAAGAGATGCAAGATATGCACTTACTAAAGCTAAACAAGATTTACCACAAGGTGACCCTGCTATACCTGCATTAGAACAAGCAGTTGTAACAGCTAAAACTAAATTAGAAGACTTGGATAAAAAGGTAATAACCCTACGAAATGAACAGTATACACTAACTACCGGTCAACCACCGCCGTCAAGATCAACTATTTTATCAGCATAAATACATCATGCCTTCATATATTGGATTTAGCACTCAAAACGCTTATACGCCCCGTTCTACGAATCTTCCCACCGGACCGGCAGCCGGCACAGGATCACCAGTAAAACCATATAATGTAGGAAGTCAATTTGGATTAGTTGATACCCCATTGGTAATACAAGATTTTGTAAATTCTCTTAACATTCGGCAAGGAGAAAAAGTAGGGCAACCGGGGTACGGAACCACATTGTGGTCATTTATTTTTGAACCAAACACCACAGATGTTCAATTTCAATTAGAAAATGAGATACGCAGAGTAGCAAATTTTGATCCTAGATTAATTCTTAACACAGTTCGTGCATATCCTCATGAAAACGGGATATTGTTAGAAGTTGAAATAGCAGTATCTCCGTTTAATCAAGCACTAGAACTAAGTGTATTCTTTAATAGTGCTACCAATATAGCTATTTTACAATAATTCCTTAAAAACGCCTGTTATCAGGTATGATAAATACTTAAAATAGAATAAAACTATGTTTGAATATAAACTAACGGAAGAAAAAAACAATATGAAAATATATCATTTTGAAAATTACACTATATTTAAAAAGATAGGAATACTATAATGGCAACCAGCAGTCGTAAAAGTGCAATATTCGGTGTAAACGACTGGAAAGCAATATACCAAACTTTCAACCAAGCTGATTTTCGTAGCTTTGACTATGAAACCTTGCGTAAAAGTTTCATAGATTATTTACGTGCATATTATCCTGAAACATTCAATGATTATATTGAAAGTTCTGAATTTATTGCATTGCTTGACGTTATGGCGTTTATGGGACAGGGTCTTGCATTCCGCAATGATTTAAATACTCGTGAAAACTTTATTGATACTGCTGAACGTAGAGATAGTGTTATTAAATTAGCAAATCTTGTAAGCTATACTCCCAAGCGTAATATAGAAGCACGTGGTTATTTAAAAGTAACTAATATTCGAACCACTCAAAATATTACTGATTTGAATGGATTTAATTTAAGTAATGTACCTATACTTTGGAATGACCCTGCAAACGCCAGTTGGTTAGAACAGTTTAATACCATTATTAATGCATCTTTGGTTAACACACAACGAGTTGGATTACCTGCAAACACGGCACAAATTCTTGGTGTAAAAACCGACGAATATACTTTACAAATACCGGCAGGCAGCTTACCTGTAATACCATTTAATGCTACGGTTAGTGGAATAAACATGAATTTTGAATTGTGCAGTGTGAGTACAGTAGGTGAAGATTATGTTTATGAATTACCACCTGCACCTACAAACAGATTTAATATGTTATATCGCAATGACAAATTAGGTTATGGTAGTCCAAACACCGGCTTTTTCTTCTATTTCAAACAAGGATCATTAACTAATTTTGATTTCACATTGCAAAATCAAATATCAAACCAAGTAATTGATATTGGTAATATTCAAGGGGTCAATAATACTGATATTTGGTTGTATCAAATAAGTCAAGCTAACGGTGCATTTGGATTATGGAACAAAGTTGATAACATTTATGCTGATGCTTATTTACAAACTGAGAATAGCGAAAGAGAAATTTACTCAGTTAATAGCAGATTTAATGACCAAGTAAGTTATATATTTGGTGATGGTGTGTTCAGTGAGATTCCAGTAGGAAACTTTAGAGCATATGTTCGTGCGGGTAATGCATTGACTTATACTGTTCAACCTACTGAAATACAAGGACTTAGCATTTCAATTAGCTATGTAAGTAGAGTGGGTAGAGTTGAGACAATGACAATTGGTTTATCTTTACCATTGCCTGTAACAACTGCTCAGGTTCGGGAATCACTTGCTGACATTAAACAACGTGCACCAAGCCGCTACTATACACAAAATCGTATGGTCAATGGGCAAGATTATAATAATTTTCCTTACACACTATACAGTTCAATTATAAAGAGTAAAGCAATTAATCGTAGTAGTGTAGGTGTAAGTAAAAACTTAGATTTACTTGATCCTACAGGTAAGTATAGTAGCACTAATAGTTATTCAAATGATGGTGGAGTTTGGTTAGATGATACTATTGGAAATGCTTTATTAACTATAAACAGCCTTAGTGATATTACCACTTTCTTAACTGGCACTTTGGCTGCTATCTTGTCGGATAATAGGTCACTACAATATTATATTCAAAATTATTCTAGATATGCTATTGGATCAACCACTGATCTTACATTAGTTAGTGATCCCTCTACCAGTGCAGTGTATTGGCAAACTAGCACAGTTGATGCTAACAGTAATACTGGTTATTTTTATAGCATAATAAATTCAGTGGACACACCCATATCAGTTGGTATTTACTCAACAAATAATACAAAATATATTACAAAAGGTGCATTGTTAAAATTTATTGCACCCTCAGGATATTACTTTGACAACAATAATAGGTTAGTCCGCGGAATCGCAAGCCCATCAGATGTAACATACATTTGGACTACTGTATTAAATGTAATAGGTGACGGATATAATAATGGAATAGGACAGTTTGCTAACGGAACCGGACCAATAACATTAAATGGATTTGTGCCGTCTGATGCAATTATGACTACCGTTATCCCTACCTTTAGTAATACTTTACCAAAGTCAGTTACTGATGAATGTACTATTAGATTAGATTTACAACAAAACTTCTCATTAGTTTTCAATAATAGTTTAACTATTGCTCAAACACGTTGGAGTGTAGAACCATATAATACTAGTTCTTATTTTGTTAATTTTCAAAGTGTTGGGTACAACAGATACACAGTAACATATCGTTCACTAGCATATTATTTTGGTAGTGTCGCTGATACTAGATTTACGTTTGAAGCAGGTAAATTAGTATTTGATCCTTTCTCTGGTATTATATTACAAGACTTTGTTAAAGTGTTAGCAACAAACACACAGCCTAGTAGTAATTATCCTTTAAGTCAACCAGTTACTGCTAGCATCATTGGACAAACTGTTCAAAGTGACGGGTACATAGATGATTTTGAAGTAGAAGTTGCTAGTATTAATGTGAATGATAGAACACTCATAGATAACCCAGACTTCTTTAACCAAATCACGGGATATGTAACTGGTAATACTAATATTGGCATATATGTATTTTTTGAAGAAATACAAGATGCTATCAATTTATCACGTAAGCAGTTAATTTTTTCTACTCAAGTAATATATCAATATTCAACTCAATCACAAATTGAAATTGTAAAATATGAATACCCGGAAGGTCAACTATTCTATGCCTATTCAGATAACATATTTTTTATTACTGTACAAGACCCAACTGTTTTGATTCCATTTTATAATTTAGTGGCACAACCACAATATAGCAGAAAATCAGGGCGACAAGGATTACAATTTCAATATCGTCACAATAGTAATAATACCACACGCATAGACCCGGCTACAACTAACATCATTGACTTATATGTGGTAAATCAAGCATATTATACTGCATATCAAAATTGGATACAAGATGTTACCGATACCGTACCAATGCCAACTCGTCCAAGTATAAGTGAGTTAACAACTGCATATAGTCAGATACAAGATTACAAAATGTTAACCGATAGTGCCATATTAAACAGTGTAGTTTTTAAACCTTTATTTGGTCCTAAAGCCGCAGCCGCTTTAAGGGGCACTATTAAAGTTATTAAAAATTCTAAAACAAATGCAAGTGATAGTGAGATTCGCAGCTTGGTCTTGTCAACCATGAATACCTACTTTAATATTAATAATTGGAATTTTGGAGATACGTTTTATTTCAGTGAGTTAAGTGCTTATATTCATGCTGAAATAGGAGAACTAGTAAGTTCTTGTGTGTTAGTGCCCAATGATCCCACAATGGCATTTGGGGATTTATATGAAATTAAATGTTTACCGTATGAAATATTTGTAAACGCAGCAACCTCAAGTGATGTGCTTGTGATAGCTGCTCTTACACCCGCCGAATTACAAATAGCATAAGTACTATATAAAGATTTAAAAATGGCCACAAGAATTAGAACATTAAATTTTCTTCCAGAGATATTTAAAACAGCTTCCAACAGTCAATTTTTGGCTGCTACATTAGACCAACTGGTTGCTCAACCAAATACTCAAAAGATACAAGGATATATAGGTAGTAGATTTGGATATGGTGTTAATGCTAAAGACTACTATGTTACTGAACCTACAAAAACTAGAACTGATTATCAATTAGATCCAGGTGTTGTTTTCTTAAAAGAAAATGATACTACTGCAAAAGATTTTATCAGTTATCCGGGTATAATTGATGCCTTAAAATTACAAGGTGGAATAACAAACAATAACAATAGACTTTTTAATAGTGAATTCTATTCTTGGGATTCATTTACTAATCTAGATACAATTATTAACTTCAATCAGTATTACTGGTTGCCAGCAGGTCCCAGTAGCGTTACGGTTTCTTCTTCCATTGAATACAATACAGCAGACTACCTAGTTCAATCAACTAATTCGTTCTATTTATTTTCTTCAGCTAACAATCCTACCCCTATTGAAAATCCATCACTAACTCTATTAAGAGGAGGAACTTACACTTTCACGGTGGACCAAACTACTCAGTTTTGGATTCAAGGTGTTCCTGGAGTTACTGGGTACAATGTAGAAAATATACAAACTAGAAATGTATATGGGGTAACCAACAACGGAATAACTCAAGGAGTTGTAACATTTACTGTTCCGCAAAAAAATGCACTAGATGAGTATAATTTTCCCGGCAACAATCGTGTTGACGTAATATCTACATTACCTTTTAGTCAGGTAAACGAGGCATTAGTAAATGATATAGGTGGTATAGATGGTGTAACTGCACTTGAAGGGTTGACAGTTATGTTTTACAATACTGGAGTTCCTAATGAAATTGATCCAGACGGTAATCAAGTAAATGCAACTTTTTATATTATCTCACTATTAGGATCACTAGACAATCCGGAGATACAACTTACCCCCGCCCCTTCGTCTGTAATTCCTACCAACGAGAGAATAACTGCAAATTACGGTAATGAGTGGATAAACAACGCATTCTATAGAAGTGGCGCAGGTGAAATTTCCTTGATACCATTTAACAGTGCAATTGTAGATATACTATATTATCAAGATGGAACTAATCCTAATAAAGTAGGGATCATCAATCTAGCTGAAGATACCGCTTCTAATGTACTTGATGTTGATAGTATTTTAGGTAAAGTAAACTATACTTCACCTACAGGAGTAGTATTTACCAATGGATTGAAAGTAATATTTCAAGGTAATGTAATCCCTACTACATATATTAATACTGAATATTACGTAGAAGGTGTTGGTACAGCAATTGAACTTATTGCTGTTACTTCGTTGGTATCTCCCGAAACGTTTACTGCAGGTGAATTCACACCATTCGATACCGTACCGTATGATATTGGAAACTATGATAGTAGTTTATATCTCCCAGTAACACCGGATTACATTACTATAGCTAGAAATTCAATCAGTAGAAATCCGTGGTCACGCGGTAATCGCTGGTTTCATATTGACGTTATTACCGCAACTGCTGAATACAACAATAATCCAGAGTTACTAACTCTTTACACTGCACCGGCTAATAAAGCAAGAAGACCAATTATTGAATTTTATCCTAATCTTCGGTTGTTTAATTCAGGTATTGTGGGTAAAAATCTAATTGATTTTATTGATACTAGAACTACCGATGCATTTACATATGTGGCAGGACAAACTAGTTATTATCCTGATGTAGCAGGTTGGACTGGTTATGATGCTGTTATTGCCCCGGTAACAGCAAACATTACAACTATAACAGCTACTCAAACACTAGCGTTAGTAAATCAAGTTGTTCTTTCTACTACAGACGACTTACATATCAACGACACTATTACCTTTACAGGTTCAGTGTTTGGAAACATACAAGCAAATAAACCTTATTATATTAACAATATTGAAGGAAATAATATTGTAATATCTGAATTATTTCAAGGTACACCTCTGGTGTTGACAACTGCATCGGGGACTATGACTACGGTTATAACTTTGTTCAGCACCTACATTACTATACCCACTACAAGCGTATTTGGGTTATTTAAAAATGGACAATATATTACAGATTCAACCGGAGTATTACCAACAATTACCAGCGTAACTGATGTTAATGTAGTAGGCCCGGATACAGTATTAACTGTATCTTGGTATAGCCCAACTACTGTTCTTGGCACATCAGTGGCATCGCTAGTTACCGCTGATACTCCTTTAGATAATTATTCGTTGTTTGATGGCGCACGGATCGTGTTTGCTGCGGACACAAATCTAAGTGTTAGAAATAAAATATACATTTCAAGATTTTCTACTATTGTAAATGACACTACCCCTATTATAACATTAACTGAAGCAGACGACGGACTAGTATTACCAAACGAGCAAACTGCTGTTTATCGAGGATACAATTATACAGGTAATGATTTTTATTTTGACGGGGAAGATTGGATAGAAAGTCAACAAAAAACTCAACTTCAACAAGCACCTAAATTTGATTTGTTTGATTATAATGGCGTAAGTTTAGGTGATAACACTGTATATGTAAGCACATCATTTACTGGTTGTACTTTGTTCTCATATGGAATTGGTACCGGAAGTAATGATATTATTTTAGGATTCCCGTTACGCTATAATTCAGTTGATAATCTAGGAGATATAAGTTTTGATATAACTTTGAATAATCAAACATTTAATTATGTTGAAGGAACTACCTCAATTAATGAAAAGGTTAATATAGGTTATGTGTATAATAACACCAGTGTTGACACTGTAGTTAAACAGTTAGGTTGGCAGACAGCAGTATCACCAAGTGTACAATATCAAATATTTAATTTTGATTTTAATGTTTTAGAAAATATTAATATTTTCACTTGCGACATTGCTCCGGTAAGTTCAACATCTACTAATTGGCCAACGGTACAAGTTTATATTAACAATAATTATTTACCTACCGCATTGTATAATTTCACTACAACTAGTGATACAACTACAATAGAATTATTAGAATTACCATTAGTTAATACTGTAATTCAAGTGTTAATAATTAGCGACCAAGTTAGTTCTACTGCATATTATCAAACTCCTATTAATTTAAATAACAATCCATTTAATGAAGATATAACATCGGTTAATATAGGTGATATACGAGGACAATATCAAAGTATTTTTTACAATAATCCTTATACACTTGGTGAAGTGTTTGGATCAAACAACTATCATAATTTAGGAAACTTAGTACCATGGGGTAGCCGAATTATTCAGAACAGTGCATCATTAGTTTTACCCAGCACATTCTTACACAATCAGTCACATGATTTGTTTAATGCATTGTTATATAACAGCAGACAATACATTAACTTTAAAAATTTATTAGTTAATACTATTGATAATACTGATTTTACTACTAGGTTATATCCTGCAGTTATGCTTGATACTGCACTAGACCAAATCAATGCATCATATACTGATAGTCAATCATTCTTTTGGAGTGATATGTTGCCATCTAAGGCACCGTATATTTCAAATACATATTCTTTTGCAAACTCACTTGATACCAGTAGATATCCATTAAGCAGAATTTATACTTTTGCTACTGCAAACTATTACGGGGTGTTAGTTTATCTAACTCGTTCCGGAGTTCAAACTCAATTAATTTCAGGAGTGGACTACACGGTAAGTTCAGACTCACCGGTGTTGACTATAACAACTGACTTAATACCAAATGACCAGATTACTGTCAACGAATATAATCAAACATATGGTAGTTATGTTCCAAACACTCCTACAAAGTTAGGATTATATCCTGCAACAATACCTAACGTAACTTTAGATACTGCATACTCTACCCCTACTTATTTTATTGTTGGGCATGACGGTTCTTTCAACAAGCTATACGGAGAATATAACTCTACAACAAATACCTTATCTGATTTCAGAGACCAAGTATTACTTGAGTACGAAACTCGGGTATATAACAATTTGAAATTAAGCGAAACGGTTCCTGCTGGTTCATATGAAGGTTTAGTTATTCCTGGTTTCTTTAGAAATACAGATTATAACTATGATGAGTTTTTACAAATATATAGTGAATCATTTTTAAATTGGGTGGGTCAAAACAGAATTGACTATAAAACACAATTATTTAATAAAACCAATCAATATAGTTTAAACTACCGAAATAGTGGAAACAAACTAGACAGGGCTGCTATTGAGCAAGGTTATTTTAGAGGTACATATTTGTATTTTTACGATACTTCTACTCCTGACGAAACCCCGTGGGAAATGATTGGTTTTACTAATAAGCCAACTTGGTGGGAAATTAGGTATGGTGCTGCACCATACACAAGTGAAAACTTAGTTCTTTGGGGAGATTTAGCTGCCGGTGTAGTTTGGAATAATGGAGAACCTTTTGTAAGACCTAAATATATTCGTGATGGATTACTAGATATAATACCAGTAAATAGTAACGGTGATTTAATAGCTCCGTTTGAGTCAATTGTAGGTAACTACAATCAAAATTTATTTCAGCGTGATTGGAAAATAGGAGATGTTGGCCCAACTGAATTTAGTTATCGTAGAAGTAGTACTTGGCCGTTTGATTGGATGCGTATATTAGCGTTAACAAAACCAGCCGACTTCTTTAATTTGGGGGTAGATGTAGATCACTACAAATACAATTTAGAATTTAATCAATATCTAGTAAATAATAGAACTCATTTATCAATAACTGATATACCTATCTATGGTTTAGGTACACCTGCAACTAGCTATATCAATTGGATAATTGATTACGAAAAACAAGTTGGGGTTGATGCAACAACTAACATTACAACCTTATTGAATAATTTAGATGTTCGTTTAGTATATCGCATGGCAGGATTTAGCGATAAAAATTTATTACAATTTTATGTAGAAAAAAGTTCAGCTAATAGCAATAACAGTTCATTGCTGATTCCTGACGAAAGCTACAACTTATTGTTGTATGAAAATCAACCGTTTGATAGAATTGTTTATAGTAGTGTAATAATTCAAATATCTAAACCCAATATAACTTCTAATGCATTCAGTTACAAAGTATACGGCAACTCGCAGACAAATGCGTATTTTAAAATAGCCACTCCTATTGCCGGCGGCCGCTTTCAAGAAACTAAAGTAGAAAAATTAACAGTAGTTACTACCACTCAATTTTCTGATGATGTAACAATAATACCCTACGGTACTGAATTTTACAACCCAGAACAAGTATCACAATTCTTAGTAAGTTACGGTGAATATTTAACTAGTCAGGGCGTTATTTTTGAACAAATTGAAAATGGTATACCTATTACATGGCAACAAATGGTTGCAGAATTTTTATATTGGGTACAAACCGGTTGGGGCTTAGGAAGTATTACTACTATTAACCCTTCAGCTAATATACTTTCAATTGACAAAGAAAGTCAAATTGTACAACCATTGACAATACAAAAATCAAACTTTGTGTTGAATCAAAATCTATATCCAATATCATTAACCGATATGGAGATAATACGTGAAGGTACTTTATTCTCAGCTAAACCATTAAATCAAGGTGATACCGTTGCTTATAGTCAACTTAATATAAGCAATGTTGAAAATGGCATTGTATTTGATAATGTAACATTATTCAATGATATAATCTATAATTTAGTCACTGGTCTACGACAAAATCGTATTACGGTGCGTGGCACAAAAACTGCTGAGTGGGATGGAAAAATAGATGCGTTTGGTTTTATACTTAACCAAGATAATATCCAAGAGTGGAGTACCGAAATAAAATATACCCAAGGTTCTATTGTAAAATATAAGAATCGGTACTGGTCAGCGTTAAGAATAATACAAGCTGCTGCAATTTTCAATGAACGAGATTGGGTAGTAACCTCATATGATGAAATACAAAAAGGTTTATTACCTAACAGTCAAACTCGTTCATACGAAAGTACATTGTATTATGATGTAAACACCGCTAATTTAGAAAATGATGCTGACTTGTTAAGTTTCAGTTTGATTGGTTATCGCCCACGTTCTTACATGGCGTTAGCTGATTTTACTGACATAACTCAAGTCAACATATATCAAAATTTAATCAAAGATAAAGGTACATTAAATGCAGCTAGTGCTTTCAAGGGTGCTAGTTTACCACAAGGTGGTATTGATTATGAATTATATGAAAATTGGGCTATACAATCCGGTGAGTTTGGCGGGGTATTAAATAACAACTTTATTGAATTCAGGTTAAGTCAACCTGATTTAACTGGTAATCCTTCTATTGTAGGGTTGACAAATGGTATTATAACCAACACCGGGGTGCAACAAGAAGTTCCATTATCCAACGTTTTCAATTACGGTAGACCAATCACATCACCAAATGTTTTACAAACGCTATCATATACCCAACCATCTACATTATATCCTACCGCAGGCTATGTAAACTTTAATGACGTTAAAATGGCTAGTTATTACTATTCTGGATTAGGCAGGGCACAAAACGCTGCCGGAACAATTATACCTATTAGTGAATTCTATGTTCGTGATTATGTTTGGTTAGCAAACTATATGGCAGATTGGCAAGTGTACTCTCCTGCTAGTTTGGGACCAGTAATTAATGCCAAGAATAATTTAAATGGTACAGTAACTATTACCTTTAGATACCCACATAACTTAACAAGATATCAAATTTTTGCAATTGCCAACTTTAATGTTAATATTGACAATTACTATGTTGTAGCACTGGTAGTAGACTCATTTAATGTTATCATTAACACGGTATTGAATCCACAACTAACAAATATTGCTGGATTGGGGATTGGATTTAGAATGCAATCCTATCGTGTAGTAACAGCACCTGAAATTATTAATCTACCGTTATTAGATAATGAATTTAATAAATTAAAAGTTTGGGTAGATACAAATAATGATGGAGACTGGGCAGTTTATCGCAAGAGCATAAACTATCAATATACCAAACAAATAGAAAATGTAGGTAGCAACTACTTTGGTAGCGCAGTGGCTTTTACAACTAATTTAGGATTTTTAATTGGTGATAGTATTTCTGGTGAAGTTTATCGTTATAGATATTACCCAGAAACTAATTCATATTCTATACTTCAAACTATTACTAAGGGTGCATCTTTTGGATCAGAGATATCATACATTGATGATTTGTTTGTGATATCAGAACCAACCGGTGACAAGAAGGTTTACATTTACCAATTAGTAATAACGCAACTTCAAAATAGTTTAGATTTGTATCAAACTATAGCAGCTCCGACAGGAGTAACTAATTGGGGCAGGTCTACTGCCATGTCAGGAGATAAAAATTGGTTATACATTTCTGATACTGATAATGCTAAAGTATATGTTTATCGTAGATCTCCTGCTACTACATTATATGTTCAGGTTAAAAACCTCGACGGCACTGCATTAACATTATCAGTAGCAGGAGTAATATCAGCAGATTCGTTTGGTTACTCAATCTCAACTGATTATTACGGAGATACTATTGTAATTGGAACACCGCAGCAAGACTATGATATTAACACTGCGAATTACGGTTATACATATGTATTTGGTAGAACTATACAGAATTTTGAAGCACAATCTACTAGTCAGGCATATATTCCATTACAATTTCAATTAGCATGGACTCCTACTGCGTTAACTACAACCGCTAATTCAATATCAAGTAATGCAATTACATTAGGTAGTATATTAGGACTAATTGGTGGGGCTGAAGGAACACCTATTGTATTTACAGGTACTCCATATGGCGGAATAGCCGCTAACACAGTGTATTATGTAAAACTTATTTCAGGTTCAACAATAACTTTGTCATTGACCAGAGACGGTACTACTCTTGCACTAACTAATAGTTCTGGAACAATGACCGCAAATGGTCAAACATCACCGTTGTTTGTTTCAAACAATGGAACTGCTATGGAAGATAGCTATTATAGTGTAATAGGGTCTACACTAAACATTTACAGTGGCGCTTCACCTACTTTGAATGCAGGGGATATTTTAAATGTAAGCAGTATAAATTTTGTATTGACTCAAACACTAACTAACAACGAGACTGCTAGAATAGGTGTACAATTTGGAACAAGTGTAGAAACTAATAAATTTGCAAATGAAATTCTAGTAGGTGCTCCATTTGAGTTAAGTGCAGAAAATTATGAAGGTGCAGTGCATAGATATACAAATGGCGGCGAAAAATATGGCACTATCATTGGTATAGAAGATTGCAATATAACTACTCCAAGAACCGTATTGTTAAACGGGTTTAAAGCTGTACTTCCTGCAGGTGATGCTGCTACAGTAGCAGCTAGTATTAACTTTCTAGCAATAACTAACATCTATGCATCTGATTTGAATGGTAAATTAATAATATCATTAATTGATACAAATTTAAGTGTTGCCGGAAACAAACTTTCATTGACTGTGTTAAACAGTAATACGTTGAGTGAGATGGGTGTAACATTGTATACGCCCACACAGAAGATATATTGTCCGCACTTGGCTGGTAGAACTCAATTTGGTTCTATGATAAAACTCAACAACTCGTCTGGGTCTATTGTAATTAGTGCCCCAGCTGGCACACGTTTTTCAGGTACTACATTTGACTTTACAGATGATGAATTAGATAATGATACCGTATTTGACAATAATGCAACACAATGGGTTGATACATTTACTAATGCTGGTGCAGTTTATATGTTTGATTACGTGGCTGCATATAATGAGGACTTGAATACTCCGGGCAAATTTGTCTATGCACAAAATATTAACGCACAAGATTTAGACTATGGTTCACAACCATATTATGGAACAGCATTAGATTTTAACGATAACACAGTAGTAGTTGGTACACCAAACTTCAATTTAGGAACTGATTATATTGGGCAAGTAGTGGTATACAATAGTGCAATATCTGAACCAGATTGGGCAGTATTTAGAAGTTCGTCTGAAATAGTAGATATCAATGGGGTATTTAACATTCAATTGTTTAGTGCTTCTACTAATAACACAGTACAAAACTTGGATTATATTGATCCATTGCAAGGTAAATTGTTAGGTGCAGTTGCAGAAAATATTGATGTAGTTTCAAACGCTGATCCTGCTTCTTATAACAGTGTATCATATACGCAAGGTGGGTTAATTTGGGGCACAGATAAAATTGGGCAGTTATGGTTTAATACTAGTAATTCTCGCTTTATGAACTATCACCAGAATGATATAACCTATAATAGTCAATATTGGGGTAGACTATTTCCGGGTAGCAATGTTGCTGTTTATTCATGGATAGTAAGTAACGTTCCTCCTAGTTTATATCAAGGTCCAGGTACCCCGTATAGTATTGATAACTATACAACTAGTGGAGTGATTAACGCTGAAGGCTTAATAACACCCGTATATTATTTCTGGGCAAGAAACACAAATATTATATTTGAAAAAATAGGAAAGACCTTAGCTGATTCTACGTTAGAATTTTATATTACCCAGCCTGCGTCATCTGGCATTAGTTTCTTTGCGCCATTATTGTCAAACGTGTTTGGTTTATATAATTGCTTTGAGTATATAAATGCAAAAGATACGGTGTTGCATATTGGATATGCCACTGGATCAAATGACGATGTAGCACATTCTCAGTATAGTCTTATACGTGCAAATTATGCAGATGATTTCTTATCAGGTTTTCCTGGTTCTGGTGCAGCATATCAAAATCATGCATCAGTAGGAATAACAGAACCAATTGGTTTATATAACAGAATGCTAGACAGTATGTGCGGTGTAGATAATGCAGGTGGAGTTGTACCTGATCCGTTATTACCAAAAGCAGTGCAAACTGGTGTATTAGCAAGACCTAGACAAGGTTTCTTCTACGATAGATTTGGTGCATTAAAAAATTATTTACAATATGCTAATATTATATTGTCACAATTCCCTATTACTGAATTGAGAAATGCTACATTTTTGTCTGAGACAGGTGAATTTTTCAACACTACAGATTATTGGAATTATGTAAACTGGTGGGCACCTGGCTATAGTAATAATACTAAATCCGCATTGCAAGTGCCAATATACGCTGACTTATCAACATTAAGTGTTGCATCAGGAACTATTGTTACAGTAGCATTAAATGGTAACAGTAATAGTGAGACTTATATTTTAAGCAATGAGGGAGTTTGGGTTAGAATTGGACTTACAAACGGTACTATTGAATTTAAATCTACCTTGTGGGATTACGCTGAAGGTAGATTGGGGTTTGGTGATAGTTTCTTTGATACTACACCATATGATTCATATCCATCAACTGAAACTCGTTATATAATTCGTGCGTTAAATGAACAAATTTATACTAATGAATTATTGATTTTCAGAAATAAAAGTTTGATTTTGTTGTTTGAATACATTCAAAGTGAAACAATTGAAAGTCAAAATTACTTGACCTGGTTAAACAAAACATCATTCTTAGATGTATCACATACTATACGTGAATTAGTACCGTTACAAGTTTTTCGCACTGACAACCAACTGTTCTTAGAAGGGTATTTGGATGAAGTAAAACCATATCATGTGGTAATTAAAGAATTTATTTTCAAATATACTAGAACTGATATATTTGAAGGGGATATTACTGACTTTGATTTACCTGCACAATATCAGTCTGATATACAACAATTTATAACGCCTGCGTTAGTATATTCATCAGCCGATGGAGATAATGAATATTTATACACTGCCCCAATATGGCAAACTAATGCGTATAGTCAATGGTTTAATAATTATGGATTGAATATTTCCGGACAAACTAATTATCCAATAGCTTTATTAGAATCTTACATGAGTTTGAATTCAACTATATTATATGTTTCTAATATAAATGGTTTCCCGGTAACTGGTGTAATAACGATTGGTGAAGAAAAAATAAGCTATGTAGGTAGAAATATAGCAACTAATCAATTAACTGGAATTTCACGCGGAGTAGATAGCACAACCATTACTATACACTTACCCGGAGAAAAAATTTACACTGACTTACCTGCTGTATTAGTACTTTATGCAGGAAAAGCATATACAAACCCTCCAAAAATTACAGTATACATTGACTTATCATTGTATCCGCCACCAAGAGTAGAAGCACAGTTTGTCCCAATAATGAGTTTAGGAAGTGTTATCGGAGTCAATGTCATCAATCCGGGAGAAGGATATGCAGTTCTTCCTGAAATTAATATTGAGCCATCATTTACTGTTTCTGTTGATAGTTCTAATGTAAGTAGTATGTTCAATACTATTCAAATAAATACTTTGGCATTGCAGACAGGAGATTTGATAGTATACACTATTCCTGCAGGGTCTTCAGGAATTCAAGGTCTAATACCTAATCAAAAATATTATATAAACTTGTTAGAAATAGCACCTGTTCCAATCTTTGCTCTTTACAATACATATCAAGCAGCATTAGCAGATCACGGCAGAATTGAATTGGTTGATTCTGGTTCAGGAATTCAAAATTTTAGTCTTGGTGCAATTGCTAGCTGCGTACCAAGTTCAACTCCTACAAGAGAAAATATCATATCAATTAAATTTGATAGAACTACTTATAACTCTCAAATTATTCCTTGGGCTTCAGGTAACTTCTATGGAGCATCATATGCAGGAGACTTGAATACTAGTAATCAAATATCATCAGCATCATCATCATCTATTTTATTAAGTAGTACACAACCCCCAATAAATTCTGTTTCAGCTAGTGTAACGGGTTCAAGTTTTGAAATTGTAGATGCAGAAAATCAACAAACATTGACTTGGTCATCTAGAACTAGAGCTACTGTTCAAACTTATGGTTCTGGATATTCTACTACTGCTTATCAAAATGCAATAAGAATTATTCCTAGTGAAGGTGGAGCACCGGTAGCAGGTAGCATTGGTTCTACAATTGGTTTCTATATAGGAATGCCAGTTAAATTTATAGGCTCTGTTACAGGAACTACCCTAGTTGATGAAACCATCTATTATGTAAAATCACTAGTACAGTTACCAACTGCAACTAGTACATCTTCTTCTGCCCTTAGTATAGGATATAATTATGTAATTACTGTATTAGGCACAACTAATTGGAATAGCGTAGCTGATACAATAAGCATAACTTATGCAGCGGGAGATGTTATTATATCAAAATCTACAGCCGGTGGCACAGGTACTGCGACTCTATTAGAAAATACCGGGTTTACACTTTCTGCTTCAATTGATGTAAACGGTAACCCAGGCGCAGTTTTTGCACAAAATACAGCAACCATATCACTAGCCGGACTAACATTGTATGTTGGTGAACTCACTAACGTAGCAGTAATGACTTTAAATTACAGTGGAATAAGATCAGTTACTAATACCGCAGTAACTACTAATTTTGTTACTGTACAATTATCCCCTACAGGACTAAACGGTACAACTGGTTTCTACGTTGGACTTCCTGTATTCTTGGTAGGGGATGTGTTTGGTGGAGTTATAGAAAACGAAATTTATTATGTAATAACTGTAATTGATAATAAAACATTCACTATGTCAACTAATAGTGATCCAACACTATTTTATATTTCTGCAACTTCTTCTGCTAATAATTCTATTACGTGTGAGAGTACACTAGATTTGAGGGTAAATGAACCAATCATATTCACCGGAGGTGTGTTTGGTGGGATAGTCGCTGGACAATTATACTATATAAGAGAATTGTTTGGTGGAAATACAACATTCTCTATTTCTCTTAGTATAAATGGCTCGGCTGTTTCTCTATCAAATTATTCAATTCCATTAGTTGATTCTACTTGCGTATTGACAAGTCAAGCAGATGCATTACAGTTAACTACCGGGACAGGATTAATGACACTTAATGTTGGATTACCTGTCAGTCCGGGTCAAATCAACGGCCAAGCATTAACATTCTATGTTTCAGGTGGTCCATATGTTGGTGTATCAGGGACTGTTTCTAACTTATTAACCAGAGAAATTACTTCAACTTTAACATCAGTAAATAGAATTTGTTTATCAGCAGCAAGTGGTGGTATTACTAATATCTATGATGATATGGATTTTAATGTTGCTAGTAACATAGGTGGACTAACAACAGCAGGTGGGCCATATACTATTATAGACAATGGTGTTACTTTAGTTACAGTAACTAATACTAATGCAACAGGGAATTGGTTGACTTTGCCGGTAGCTTCTAACCCCAACACAACTGCTATCTTGTATGTTGGTATGCCAATAGTATTCACCGGTACATCATTGGGTGGAATATCATTGAACACAGTATACTATGTTTTTAGTATTGATGGTAGTCCACCAGTTAACACAGGTAGATTTAAAATTGCATCTGCAATTGATAGCCTTTCCGCGGTCACTGTTACTACCAGTACTGGAACAATGACCGGTACTGGAGAAACCTACATTACAGTAAGCAATAGCTTATCAACTCAACTTGGACCGGTGACATTAACACAAGTAGTAGGTACTACACCAACATTTAATGTAAGTTATACTTTAGGTGGTTACATCACAGTTCCTGAAATTTTAGGAAGTGGATATGCAGTTAATAATATTATAACTATTTTAGGTACAGATGTTGGCGGAACAACTATAACAAATGATTTGTCATATCAAGTATTGACTATAAATTCAACCGGCGGAGTCCTAACCGGAATAGGTACAGGAACTCCTGTAGGAGATAATCAACAATACTATGTTAAAGTTTATTCTGAAAATCAAATTGAGTTATACTCAAATCCTGAACTAACAGCGGCAGTTACTGGTCAAAACTTCCCGTTCATTGGAATAACATCAACAACTGTGACAGGTGTAACTGAATCAACCAACCGAATAACTGTAGCAAGTTCAAATGATTTTAATATCAATGATGCAGTAGAATTTACAGCAATAATTAATGCTACTTCTATTGAAGCCGGACAAACTTATCAGATATTAACATTAGGTACAAGCAATTTTACCTTAGCCGGTGCAGTAACTAATACTGTAGGTCAAGTATTTGTTGCTACTCAAACTTCTTCAGGTACTGGAACAGTTATATCAACTGTGTTTGGTGGATTAACGGCAGGGTTTACCTACTATGTTAAAAGCAAACCAACAGTAACTACTGTGACTATTTCTGAAACAATAGACGGTTCAGTATTTGATATATTAGCTGATGCAACCGGAACAATGAATATGGCTAAATCAGGTGATTATGCGTTATTACCTGAACCGTTTTTCTTCAATCCAAGTATTGTAAAATTCAATAAACAATTGTATCAATGTGTTATCAGTAACAACGATTTAGAATTTGTATTTGGTAAGTGGGAGGTATTAAGCTCCGGTGACAATAGATTAAATGCCCTAGATAGAATCATTGGTTACTACGAACCTACAATTAATATGCCCGGGGTAGACTTAACTCAATTGGTTTCGGGAATAACATATCCTAATAGTACTTATATGGGTAATGCATTTGCACCAGCCGACGAGTTTGCCCTTGATACTATTTTAATAGATCAACCATTCTATCCAGTCGGCATTGATTTAAAAGCTATTGTTTGGAACGGATTAACTTATTTGACCGGATCAGATACTTCAACTTATACTGCTATAAATGCAAGTACAACCGGAGACGACTGGGAGATAAACAAAATATCTGCTTATCCAATCGGCATCTCAAACATGTTGTATGCCGGTGGAAAATACTTAATCACAACAAATAATCAAGCTACTCCTATTTTATTAAGTATTGATGGATTTAACTGGTCAGCTAAAACAGTCCCAGCAACATCATTAAATTCAGTGACATATCATAGTGGGATGTTTGTTGCAGTGGGAGATAACATTGTTACATCAACTGATGGAATAACTTGGACTGAGCGTTTTGCGTTTACTACCGGGTTAACTAATGTATTAAATGATGTAACTTATGTTGTTTCTGCTGGATATACTGGTTACATAGCAGTAGGGTTTAGTCAACAAGTAATAAGTAGTATTGCTACTAACTTTGGAATAATTTATAAAAGTTCAGATGGTATAACATGGACACAAGTTCCGTTTTACGATACTTCGTTTGGATTTAACAGTGTAGCATACAACGAACAAGAAATTGTAGCAGTCGGAGACAATGGTATAATTTATACAAGTATTTCTGATATCAATGTTTGGTTCGTCCAATCTTCGGGCGTGGCAGATGATTTAAATCATATCATATGGGACGCTATTAGCGAGTTATTTGTTGTAGTAGGTGAAAACGGAGCTGTTCTCACATCTGATATATTTGGTATAACTTGGGAAATACAAACATCAAGTGTTACTGATGATTTACTAAGCGTTGTTGTTAATACTTCAGCCGGTGAATATGTGGCAGTTGGTTTAAACAATACAATAATTTCTAGTCCGGATGCAGAAACATGGTCATTAACAAATACTTTTAATCTATTACCCAGTGTATATGATGTGCAAGGTGATGCGTTTACTAATGGATATGGCCCAGAAGAATTAGTAGCCGGGATAGTATCCGACACAATATCAATGATAGTCAGAACTCGTCCAGGAACAAACTGGGATGAAACTATATATCAAAATGTAGGATATAACGTAGTATCAACTGAAATTTTCCCAACTTCAGGAGCACAGACTGAATATAGTTTTGCTAATTTAGTACAAACCCCTGCACAGTTGAGTGTTTTTGTTATTACATACTCAACTGAATTGAGTAATACCATTTACGACGGCATTGATTTTACAATTGATTGGATTAATAAAGTAGTAATATTAAATGATCCTTTGTCTTATTTTGTGTCTGAGGGAATCTCTGATAGTTTAAGAATTGACGTATATGAAGTGGGCAACGGTTATCAATTAGTAAAAACAGATACCGAAAATTCTCCTATAAGAACCAATAGTGTTACAGGATTTAATGAAATATATGTAGATGCAAGTTATAGAGCAGATATATCTCAGGGGTCAGGTTTGATTAGACCAGCTACTCCACCTGATACAGTAATAGCTACATCAACTAATTCATCAGTAGATAGTATCACTTGTGATAATGTTACTGAGTTTGTATTAAATGGTCCAATATATTTTCAAGGAACAGTGTTTGGAGGGGTGGTAGTAGATATTATTTACTATGTTAAAACTATAAGTTTAGTTACAAATCAAATAACTATTTCACTTACTGCGCCAAATGGTATAGCAGGTCCTACTTTTCAGTTGAGTACTGCATCAGGGTCAATGCAAGTGAAAATTCAATATGAATATGGGGCTACATGGACTTTACCATTAACAATTTACAATGGTACTAACCTGGTGTTAGGAACAACAAAACCAATAACACGCACTAAGGCAAGTAACAATGCAATTACATGTCTCACTACTACCGGCTTAGCAACAAATGATCAAATAGTGTTTAGCGATACTATGTTTGGTGGTATCATTGTCCCGCATAGAATTTATTATGTTAAAACAATTATAAATGGTACTGAATTTACTATTTCAACTAGTCCCGGTGGATCAGTTGTTGTTTTAACCGATAGCATCGGCGGTGCAAGTTTTATAAGTAAAGATTATGCTATTGGTATTATAAGTAATAGTACTTTTGCTAAACTTGTTTTTGCAGGAAAATACGATCCAGAAAATCCTACAATATTAACCTCATATGATGCATCAGTTGATTATTTGAATTTTACATTGTTTGGAGAAACATTACCAATACAATATGGTTATACAATACCACAAACTCAGTTATTCACTGGCAATGGTTCAACAGTCTCATTCGTATTGACTAACTATATAGGTGACAACAATCCACTAAATGCTATAGTTGAAATTGATGGTATAAGACAAACAAGTTCAGCTTATACTATCAGTACCGATACTAATACAATAGTATTTGATGTTGCTCCTAGTAATGGGTCAGTTATTGCTGTAACTTCATATAACTTAACTGATCGTCAATATTTAAGCAGCCAATATAATATTACCGGAGTGACTGTAGCAAATATTGTAGCTATAACCATAGTTACTGTGGGCGGTGATCCTGTAGTAAGAGTTACTACTGGTATAGATACAAACTTAACACAAAATGCAATAGTTCGTATTGACGATATACTTGGTTCTACACAGTTAAATAACAATACTTATTATGCTAACATAATAACAACTAGAATAATTGATTTATATACTGCTCCGTATGATTCTACTCCGGGTGCTCAAAATTATCCAGTACCGTTTTGTTCAACATATATATCTGGTGGTTTTGTTTGGCTAAATCAATTGTTTACGGTAGCAGACACTATAGCAACTGCTACAAGTTCAACTGGAAATAAAATTACAGTTGATAGTACTACTAATTTAACTCCCGGAACTCCTGTTTATTTCACGTTAGATGATTCACCTGCTGGAACTGATATTCTAGGTGGGATTGAAGAAAAAACTGAATACTTTGTATTAGCTGTACAACCTGACACATTATCATTTACTATTTCTGAAAATAGATATCCAAATGAATCTGAATTTGTATTATCAAATGATTCCGGAGCAATTAATGTTTCACTATTCCAACAAGTAAATGTGGATAGATTGTGGGTAACTGTTAACGGTTACCGTGTACCTTCAAAAAACTTGAAATTAAATCCATACAATAAGTTGAGCATATTAACTACTATTGTATCTGGGGATGAAGTTATTATTACAAGTATGATGCCAACGGCAACTCCAAATGAGCAAGTATATTTGTTGAATGTGTCACTGCAAGGCAATTCTACGGTATTCAGATCCAATGTAGAGACTAGAACATGGTTAACAGAACCATTGCAAAATACTGATGAGATTATTTATCTGAACGATTTGTCAAGAGTAACTGACAATATAGTACAAAATGTTATATGTCCAGTTCAAGTTAACGGGACATATGATATTGGATTAACTGCTAATAAGAACGCAATTAGTCTTGTTATTGTTTACAACAATACTACTTCAACCTTAGTCAATCCTTCAAATTACAATATAGTTATCATTGATACTGCACCAATATTACAGATTTCTGCTCAAGTTTCTGTGGGGAATGAATTGACCATTACTTCAGTTGAAGGCCGTCTAATTTATATTAACGGCGAACAGATTGGGTTTGGTGAATGTGATTTAGCAGCTAATACATTATCTCAATTAACAAGAGGTGTAAATGGTACGGGAGTACAGGTTTACAATCCAACCTTTACAGAAGTATTTGGTATAATGCCCACAAATAAAATGTCAAGTGTATTGTATGACACTGTTTGGAATCCAATACCCGGAATCTATAACTACACTGAGGGTGACCCGTTACAGATTGCATATACAGATGGTGCAGAATTCTTAAGAACGGATATAAATTAAAGATAAATAAATATATGAACGAAAAAACGGATGAAAACAAGAAAAAGCAGACTGAAAAGCCTGAAGCAAAACCCAATGAACACGGTGGGTTTTACTTTTCTTCCAGTATTAAAATAACAGATCCTGATACTAAAGAAGTATTAGTCCAGATGCGAGGCGATAATTAATGTCAGTAATAACACTATCATATAAAATAGAAGGATTTTTGAAAATCTACGACCCCAATGACGGAGAAATATTTGTAGACAAGAAAAATGCTATCAATTACGAAACTATGTCAGAAGCTATTGCTGACACGTTAAGCAGTCGCGGGTACGGCGAAATATATCAAATGGCGTTTGGAAACGGCGGAGCAAGTGTATCAGATACTGGAGTTATTACTTATTTACCACCAAATGTTACTGGGCAGAATGCTGCACTTTACAATCAAACATATGCAAAAATTGTAGACGATACTAGTGTTTTTAACTTGGATCCTACACGCAACAAGATGACCGTAACCCATACAACCGGTAAATATTATACTGATATTTTGGTACAATGTTTGCTAGATTACGGGGAACCGGCGGGTCAAGCAGCATTTGATAATAGCACACAAACAGATAGTTCTTATATATTTGATGAATTGGGACTGCTTGCTAATTATGGTACAACCAATACAGGGTCAGTTATCACAAGATTATTAACCCACGTGATTTTTCACCCAGTTCAAAAGAGTTTAAATAGACAGATTCAGATTGATTACACTGTTAGAATTCAAAGTCTGACTAACTTAGTAACAACTTAAGATATATAACAGATATCGGAAAGATTTTAAAATGGCATATACAATTGTAAAAAGTAATGGTCAAGTACTGACAACTATTGCTGATGGTACTATCAACACTAACAGTACTTCCCTAGCATTACCTGGTAGAAACTATGCTGGATACGGCGCATACTTAGATACAAACTTTGTTCATCAATTGGAAAATTTTGCTAATGCAAATCCTCCTACTAACTCATTGACAGGTCAATTGTGGTATGATACTAATAATCAACTATTAAAACTTTGCCCATCAGATGGTGCTGCTGCTAGTAGCTGGTTATCGCTAACTTCAACTTCTAGTGGTGGAACAACAACCTTTGGAGCAGTAACAGTTACTGGAAATATATTAGCAAACAATATCACAGCAAATAATGCTTTGGTAGGTGATACTATTACAGTTCGGCTAGCTACAGTAACTGCAAATGCAACTATTGCAAATGCAAATATTACTACCGGTAATATTGGAACATTGAATACCGCAGTTATTACAACTGGTGGTAACACTATCGGAGGTACAATAACCGGTACCTGGATTATTAATGGTTCAGGAACTGCAAATACAGTAGCAGGAACTAGTGTATATGTTAATTCTGGTAACATCGTAATCAATAATGCCGGTAATACTATTGGTATTAGAACTGATAGGTATATGTACGCTAATGGCGCCCCTATCAGTTTTGCAGGTACTTATAATAATGGTAATGTTTTTGATTACTTGACAGGATCAAATGCAGTTAGTCAATTTACCGGAGTTATTGCCCCTAGTAGCGTAACTACTGGAAACATAACAACTGGCGGAAACTCTACTGCTGGTGCGATTACAGGTAACTGGACATTAACAGCTGGTTCTAGACTTAATGCAACATATGCTGACTTGGCAGAACGATTTGAAGCTGATGCATATTATGATGCAGGAACCGTTGTTGAATTAGGCGGAGATAAAGAAATCACCAGTGTAAAATACGAATTGAGTGAGGATATATTTGGTGTCATTTCTAATTCTGCTGCTTATTTAATGAATTCAGGTGCCGGTGATGATACTACACATCCTCCTGTTGCTATGACAGGACGTGTTCAAGTTAAAGTTACTGGTATAGTTAAGAAAGGCAATCGTTTAGTTAGCGCAGGTAATGGAATAGCCCGTGCAGCTACTGTAGGCGAGGCAACCGCGTTTAACGTAATTGGTCGTGCATTGACTAATAAACTTGACAATAGTGTTGGTACTGTGCTAGCAACTGTAACTGTATCAAAATAAGGATTTATAATGACATACGCACAATATGGCACTATACAAGCTACTGATTATAATACATTGGTAGGTGGAGACCCTACTACAACTTCTGGCACTTTAAATGCAGTCTGGGCAATCGGCGGAAATGATAAAGGGTATGGACAGACTGCATTGGGTAATGTAAATGTTGGTGCAGTAGTTCAAGCCACTGAGTGGGCGTCTTTAGTAAATCGTACTGCTAACGCTGCATTGCATCAAGGAACTGCAATAACATCAGTAACTGCACCGGCGGTAGGTAACGTAATTGCGGCGTTAACCGCAATTCCAACAAACTTAACAACAATCTATAATAGTAGATTGAATGCAACATCTCAGGGTGCAACTATATCAAATGCTGCGGTTTATGCAAGTACATGGTCTACTGCGTTAACTTTTGTACATATTATAGACTTTCCAGATGGCAATGCTGCAAGATACTTTTTTAATTCGGGTGGGCAATTAAAAGTAACATGCTCACATGCTAATACTACCGCAGGCATTAATTTGTTGTTTAATGGCTTGGCAAGTAATATTGGTACAGTTGCTATGAGCGCACAAACATCAGGATCCATATCGATTGCAGGATCATCATTCAACGGTATCACAAAGGTAGGTGGTGGCGGAACCGCTCCCACGATAAGTACAAACAGCGGTTATTATTCAATGACTACTTCAAATGTAACCGTATTTACTCAATTGGCTTCAGGTAGCCCGGCAGGTTATTTAGACACATTCATTCGTGTTATTGCCAAGTCTAACGGTACACAAGGATCGTATAGTGATGCAGGTAGCATAATTACGTTATACACAATTTGGGATGAAGTGCCAAACGGGCTTACTGTTGGCACTGGTTCAACAACTACTGTTACGGTAGCCAAACCTGAAACAACTTATATTGCCAATAGTTGGGGCGCAATATCAGTTACTGGATCTGTCAGCGGCTCATAATTTTTAATCTTGAAGGGATATCTATATAAATACTCTTAGGAGTACACATGGATACACTGTCATTAATCACTGAAGCTAAAGCCCGCTTCAACCATAACTCAGCTAAAGTATATCTAAAAGACAAGTACGATAGTAAGTTTATCGTGGCTGACCAGGCCGGGCTTTGGAGAGCCAATTTAGAAACTATTAATTTTTTAAACTCATCATCAGATACGTGGGTAATATTAATTGATACTTTTAATAACCCGGTCAAGGTTAATAGAATTAACCTGCTAGAAAAACTTACCGACATATATAAAAATGTTATGGAAGAATGGTATACTGAATGGGCTGAATTAGAGAAGAAAAGATGAATAGAGGAGCACTACTTTTCGCATTCAACAACCCAAAATACAATTATTATAAAATGGCAGTAGCTACTGCTAAACGTATCAATCACTTTTTGGGACTCCCTGTTACATTGGTAACAGATAGTGAATCATTACCGGTTGATCAATCATATCAATTTGACAATGTTGTTATAGCACCCGCAGATAAAACAAACAAAAGAGACTGGGGACTATGGTACAATAAAGGTAGATATCGTGCATATCAATTTAGTCCATATGATGAAACACTTTTGTTAGACACTGATTATATGGTGAATTCAAATAAACTATCAAAGACGTTTGACTTGCCTACTGATTTTTGTTGTCATAACACTACTAGTTTTTTAATGCACCCAAATGCTGCACAAGAAATGTTAGGGGTGTACAGTTTTAATACGGTATGGGCAACTGTTATTATGTTTAAGAAAACTAAAAGAGCAGAACAAATATTTAACTGCTTAGAAATGGTTCAAAATAACTTTGACCATTATGCAAGTATTCATGGATTTATATCTGCAACTTTTAGAAACGATTACGGACTAACATTAGCTACTAGAATTGTCAATGGGCATACAACTTTAAATACAGATGTAATACCGTGGAACTTGTTGCATGTAGGAAAGAATACTAGTGTTTATCACAATTCTGATTATGAATTTAATACAGAATATACTATAATGTTTGATAACTGGAACAAGGGCAAGATTCGCAAAGAATACATTACCATAAAAAATATGGACTTTCACGTTATGTCAAAAGAGAACTTTATGGAGTTAATTAATGAATAAAGGGTTTGTTATAATGGCTCTAGACACCGAGAAAACTAGTTATACTAAGTGTGCTAAAACGCTACAGAAAAGTATACTTAGAGTAATGCCTGAGGCCAATGTAACTATTATTTCAACTGATATGTTACCTTACGGTGATTTAGCAATTGATAGTGATTGGAAACTAATTAATGATTGGCAAATATATGAAGCAAGTCCGTATGATTATACAATCAAGTTAGAAGCTGATATGTATATTCCACGCAACATAGACTATTGGTGGGATATGCTTAAAGACCGAGATGTTGTAGTATCTAGTACAATAAGAAATTTTAAACAAGAGATATCAACGGTAAGAGTTTATCGTAGGTTTATAGATGATAATAACTTGCCGGATGTATATAATGCCATCACTTATTTTAAGAAGTCTACTACTGCACAAGAATTCTTTAACTTAGTTAAGGAAATCTTTACTAATTGGGAAGAATACAAGAAAATATTAAAATGTAATCCAGCTGAAGTAGCGACAACTGATTGGGTTTATGCCATAGCATGTCATATTCTAGGGGCAGAAAAAACTACAATGCCGGTGTTTACGGAAATGAGTATGGTACATATGAAACAATTTATAAATGGTACTCCTACTGAAAATTGGACAGATACGTTTATTTACGAATGCTTGCCTAATCAAATTAGAATTCAAACTATACCGCAGCAGTATCCGTTTCACTATCATATAAAAAACTTTTGTGATAAAATAGTACTATGAGTGAAGAACATATTATAATTTGGGAAGCACCTAAAATAGTACCACCTGAACTTAGATTATATTATGATGCTGAGGGTAAAGTAATTTGCTATTCAGGCGATGCATCTACTCAAGGTAATTACATTGTCATAGACACCCAAACTTTTGCCGAAGCAAGACCTGACCTAAGAGTTATCAATGGTAAGATTTCAACTGCTCAACCTAACCAAGTAGTGTATAAATTAATGCCCGACACTGAAGGTCGTAGTTGTCATAAAGAAGACCTAAGCATTGTTGTTGATACAACCTATGAACACACCAAATGGAAATTAAACACATATGAACTCACTTGACAAAATAATTGATGTTGCAGATTTAGATTGCATATATTTGTCATACGATGAACCGCAGAAAGAAGAATTTTGGCTAAAAATTAAAAACATGGTTCCATGGGCTAAACGAGTAGATGGAGTAAAAGGTAGTGATGCAGCGCATAAAGCCGCAGGAGAAGCAAGTGATACTGAACGGTTTATTCTAATTGACGGTGATAATATGCCCGAAGAAAGTTTCTTCAATATGCAATTAAATTTCACCGGAAAGGATCCTAAATACAAATTAGCACAATATCGTTGGAAAGCAATTAACAGTATTAACGGATTGCGTTATGGTAATGGAGGAATGAGTTCATGGACTAAAACATATGTACGTGAAATGAAAACACATGAAAATCAAACTGAAGGTGATGTTTCACGTATTGCTGATTTTTGTTTAGATAGTCAAGATAGTTTATATTGGGCAATGCACGATTGTTATAGCACAACATATCCCAATCATACATCATTCCAAGCATGGAGAGCAGGGTTTCGTGAAGGTGTAAAGATGAGTTTAAACCGCGGCGTGCGCCCAACCGTTAATGAATTCAAAGAAACAGTGGCTACACGAAATCTAAACAATTTGACTATTTGGCAGAACGTAGGCATGGATGTAGATAACGGAGAGTGGGCAATCATGGGGGCACGTATGGGAACTCATATGACCATGCTTACTGATTGGGATGTACATACTGTCCAATGGTTTGATAACTATATTGAAATGTGGCAACATGTTAAAGATGAAGATCCATTAATATTATCAGAAACATATGGCATAGAGTTAAAAACCAAATTAGGATTACCAATGTGTATATTAGATGCAGACCAAAGTCAGTTCTTCAAACGACACTATAATGCTGATAAGTACAACATTGGTCCATTAGTAACTGAGATGGATGTAATAAGAAAGGTAGAAGGCTGGTAATGTCACAATACGACGGATATCAACAACATTTAGATAACACCAAGGCAAAATTAGATAGTGTTAGTCCTTCATTTTGCGTAGCAAAATGGAAACAAGTTACTATGCATTTGCAAAACGGGATGAATCATAGTTGTCATCACCCAAAGCCGCACGTGGTGCCAGTGACTGAGATTAAATTCAATCCTACTGCATTGCATAATAGTGAATTTAAAAAGCAACAACGAAAATTAATGCTTGAAGGCAAGAGACCAGCCGAATGTGATTATTGTTGGAGAGTAGAAGATAATAATACACGTTCTGATGATTCTCAAAGTGTGTATAGCGATAGAATTTACAAAAGTGCAGACAACTGGGCACAACCTTTTGTAGAAGATATACGCAATAAATCCTGGGATGATGATGTTGATCCTAGTTATGTTGAGGTAAGTTTTAGCAATGTTTGTAATTTCAAATGTAGTTATTGTGCTCCTCACATTAGTAGTCAATGGATGGAAGAAATAGAAAGATACGGTCCTTATCCTACTTCAACTAAATTTAATAATTTAGAATGGTTAAAGTCTGAAAACATGATGCCTATTCCCAACAGGGAAGAAAATCCGTATGTTGATGCATTTTGGGCATGGTGGCCAACTATGTATACTAGCTTGCATCATTTTAGAATTACAGGCGGTGAACCATTATTGAATAAAAATACTTTTCAAGTTTTAGATTACATTATTGCTAATCCTAACCCCAATCTAGAGGTTAGTATTAATACTAATATGAATCCGCCGGACGATCTATTTGCTAAATTTTTAGAAAAAGTTAAGATCATTATCAACGAAAAGAAGTTGAAGAAATTTAAACTTTTTACTAGTGCTGAAGCGCACGGAAAACAAAGCGAATATATACGGTTTGGTATGAACTATGATAAGTGGTTAAGTAATATTCATAGGGTGTATAAAGAAATACCAACGATTGAATTTACAATAATGAGTACATACAATCTACTTAGTTTAACTTCTTACATAAAATTTTTAGATGATATAGTTGATATAAAAAGACAATACGGGACATATAACGATAATAGAAATCCTATGCTATTAGATATACCCTATCTAAGATACCCTGATCATCAAGCAATATTTTTATTAGAACCTGAAATGCTACCAATGCTTTATGATCAGGTTACTCATATGTATAAGAATTTGGAATATAAAAATTGGTATGGTACTGCTAATCGCGGATTTTATGAATACGAAGCAGATAAGTTAAAAAGAATATATAATATGGCAAAAGAAAATATATTCAACGAACTTACAACTATCAATAGAAATAATTTTGTTAAATTTGTTGATGAACATGATCTACGCCGAGGTACAAATTTCCTAGAAACATTTCCTGAATTTGAACAAGCATATACTAAATGGAAAAAAACAAAATAAAAAATCATTAATGAAATATAGTATGAAGAAAATTATAGTATGTGGTGCCGGAGGATTTATTGGTAGTCATTTAGTAACTAGTCTTAAGGTTAAGGGTTGCTATGTCATTGGTGTTGATTTAAAATATCCTGAATTCAGCAAATCAAATGCAGATGAATTTTATATTATGGATTTGCGTGAGCAAGAAAATGTTAGAAACTTATTAAACTCGGAAATAGATTCAATTTATCAACTTGCCGCTGATATGGGCGGTGCCGGATACATTTTTACCGGTGAGCATGATGCAGATATAATGCATAATTCTGCAATGATTAATCTAAATATTTTGAATGAAATGAACAAGGTTGGGATAAAAAATATATTTTATACTAGTAGTGCTTGTGTGTATCCTATTCATAATCAAATGGATTGCATAAATCCATTACTGTCAGAAGAATCAGCTTATCCTGCTAATCCGGATAGTGAGTATGGCTGGGAAAAACTATTTAGTGAGCGACTATACTTAACCTATGCCCGTAATTACGGTATTAAAGCAAGGATAGCAAGATTACATAATGTATTTGGTCCAATGGGATCTTGGAATAACGGTAAAGAAAAAGCTCCAGCGGCATTGTGCCGTAAGGTTGCTCAATGCAATGAAGGTGGTACTGTAGAGATATGGGGACCGGGTAATCAAACTCGTAGCTTCTTGTACATTGACGAATGTATCGAAGGGATACATCGCATTATGGAAAGCAGTTGTGAGTTTCCTTTAAATTTGGGCAGTGAACGCATGATTAGCATCAACGATCTAGCATTGCTAATTGCTAAACTAACTTACAAAACGATTCTTATTAAGAACGTAGATGGCCCGCGTGGTGTTATGGGACGTACTAGCCACAACAACCTTATTCAAGAAACAATAGGTTGGACGCCTGGTGATAACCTAGAGTACGGGTTGAATAAGACATACGATTGGATTGAATCTCAATGCCGTATCTAAAACTGTTTTACAAGAAAATACCTAGATTTTCAAAACTAGATGTAGTGGCAGAGAAGATTGACATTGCAAATTTTAAATCACTGCCGATGTCAATCTTATATTTCACTAATTATGATTTACAGCCCGCGGGTGTAACAAATGAAGAAGGACAATTTGCAGCACCTTTCTCAAATGAAGTGTGGGAACATCTTGCAAACGACCGATCATCTATTTTTATGTTTGATACATCGTATGAAACATTAAGTATACCCCATTTATTACTTCAACTAAAATATTTAACTGGCAAATTAAATATTAAGCAAGAACAGATTTATATTATTCTGCCCGACGAATTACATGCCGGCCGATTAGAAGAAATGTTAGCAGAGTATGATATGAACTATATCAATTTTGACTTTTATAACCATTGGTTATATTCAATATCATTGAGCGCAATTAATTCGGAAACTTCTTACTTTACCAAAAGAACAAAAATGCTTAATTTTAGTTTGTTAAGTAGAAAGTATACCAACGACCGATTGTTACTATTCATTGAATTGGTCAATGAAGGACTTATTAACAAATGTTTGTATACTTTCCATAATATATTCCCGTATGGTACAAATGAAGAAGTCTTAAATTCAGCTAAGTCTCTTAACTTTATGGAAAGTATTATTCCAATTGACTGCAATCATAATGCTGAATTAATAAAAAAATGGTTGAAGGGAATCCCCTATTCAATTGAGCCCGACGAATTGCCCCGGAACATTGGTAAAGATGCATTAAACTTTATAATAGAAGAATCAGATGTTCACATTGTTGTAGAAACATTTTATGATTGTAATGCAGGGCAAACTTGGATCACTGAAAAAACATATAGAGCAATGTCTTGCAAGAAACCATTGATTTTTTATACCACTCCGTTTGCATTGGAGGATTTACGAAAGCTGGGATTTAAAACATATAGCCCGTATATCAATGAATCATATGATTTAATAACTGATTCAGTTTTACGCCAGAAAGCCATTGTTGCTGAGATAAAAAGAATTTCTAGTTTCAACAACCAGGAAGCAACTCAATTTATTAACCAATGCAATATTATCAGTGAGTACAATGCAACAATTTTATTTAAAAAATATTCGTCAAGATTAGAAAAATTTAAACAGTTAGGAATTTTCAAATGAGCAATCTTAATTTAAAATGGCTGACTGAAAATCTAAGGTCAACCGCAATAATATTTGACATAGGTGCAGCAGACTTAAATGATACTAGACGTATTAAGGCTGAATTCCCGCAAGCAACATTTTATGCATTTGAATGTGCTGATTACTGGGAAGTACAAAACAAAAGAACAGCAGTTGAACACAATATTACTTATTTTCATGTGGCAGTATCTAACACAAATGAGAATTTAACATTCTATCCTAGTGCTGTACTAGACGGGCAAGAATGGCCGTGGTCCGGTAGCGTATGCGAGCCGGGACCCAACTTATTAAATAACCGTTGGAAGTGGGGTGATGGATATACAGTACCTAGCACTACACTAGAAACGTTTTGCACAGAGCATAATGTAAGCCCGGATTTTATTCACATTGATGTACAAGGTGCCGAACATAAAGTATTCAGTGCAATTGGCAATCTACGTCCTGGTATAGTATGGGCAGAAATTAGTGAGTTTCATATGTATAAGACTGGAACAACTTATAATGAATTTAGATCACTAATGGAATCGCTAGGTTATACTGAACGATTCAAAGATAGGTGTGATGCATTGTACGTTTTAAATAGCGTAGGGGTGACAGACTATGAATAAAAATATAAATTTTGTATTTAAAGAAAAATCACCAAACTGTCCTAATGTACTAGATGTGGTAATTGATAATGTAAACTTGAACTATGACATGACGCATGATACTAGACATAATTCATTGTATAATATATATTCACAGTTAGGTTTGGCAAAAGTGTATCCTGTAACAAAATTACCAAATGATGTTTTTTTCTTTGAATATGAGTGGCATTGGTGGTTCCCAATAGAGGATTATTTTGGTAATAACGGATTTCTATCAAGAAACATTTGCCCTGTTAATGTGATGGAACGCATTAAAAATAAAACTGCTTACTTAGTGGTATCTATACCTATGGAAAGCTGTGTGTTCCCGAATCATTTAGACAAGATACATTCATATTTTACACATACTGAAATTCCTTCATCGCACATTTTATATTTTACGTGTAGTCCCAACGGATCGGAATTATATCAAAAATACTGTGCTGAACGAAACATCGAGCCTAGCATGACACCCATGTATATTCCTTTCTACATGAACGTTTATAGGCAATTTTCTATGAAAAAAATAAACTATTATGATGGTCCAAAAGAAAAAGAATTTTTGATGTTTAATCGCAGATGGGGTAATCATCCTCACCGAGCGTTATTTTTATATTACTTATACAAAGAAAAATTAATAGACCATTTTCACATAAGTTTTTCAAAATATGAAATTGACAACGGAGGATCGTATTCCGATCATATGCTTGGATTTGCATCCTACTAAAAAGATTTTGTCATAGATGAAACATTAATACAAGAAATTGAAAAAGAATTACCATTATATTTGGATTTTGATGATTTGACACCGAATATGATGTATCTGAAATCTGAAAAAACTTTATCATTATATAACACTAGCTGTATCAACTTAGTAGCCGAAACATATTTCTTCTCAGATGTTGTTCATACCACAGAAAAAATATTTAAACCAATACTGTATATGCAACCATTTATCATTTTGTCAGTACCTCACTATCTTAAACATTTGAGAAATATAGGATTTCAAACATTTGGTACGATATGGGATGAAAGTTATGATGAGGAACTAGATCATACTAAAAGATTCTTTAAAATATTAGAACTAGTTAAAGAAATTTCTAATTGGAGTGATGATAAAAAAGTTCTAGTTATGGAACAATGTAGATCAATAGTTAACCATAATATAGGTCAATTGACAAACTTGAAAGAAAATAAAATAATCACCAATTTAGTAGAACAATATGGAGTAGCTTAAATTGAAAACATCATACAAAAACTATGAATGGATATTTTTTCAATAAGTATTTAAATGATAAGAGATGTATTTTATTACGGCAACCAACCCAACGTTCACCCAAGAGAAAAATTCGCAACTTCATTAGCAGATGCGATAAAGCAATGTACCACTGAACATTTTTGGATAATTAACGAATATTGTGATTATCGTAATTTTGATTGGGACTGGGCTTTTGAATTTCTACCAGACGAAGATGTATGGGCAGAAAAACATAATAATGTATGGCCTAGTCAATATCAACAAGATAGTGGTACTTGGCTATGCGCTAAACAACCCAGTGAGATAATAATATATCGTGCTGATGTTGATGTTGTAAAAAGAAAAGCTGAAAAGAATACTAATTGGGTAATATCAGATGAAGTAGATACTAGTAAATTTGATTTCAGCTGGCACCCAAATCCAACTAGTCCGCCGTACATATATCAATTTGGTACAGTACTTAACAAGGAAGATGGCCCTCAATATATTTGTCCTGATGCAAGTGACATAATAGTTTATTTAAAACGAAGTGATGGGCTTGAACTTACTGTTGTTCCTAAATATATAATTGAAACAACATTAGCAGATTTAGTTAATAAACATCCAAATGAGATTTTTTGGGCATTGCATGATAGGATTGATTATACTGAATTTAATTTTGAATGGCGCCCCGAGATAGTTAATATTCAATGGGAAAATGAATATGTATATGTGTTCGGTACAACTGACAGCGAGACTACTCAAACATACTTTGTCAATGCTAACATGTACCTTAAGGGATATATAGACTTTAAATTTGTTCAAACTGAGGAACTTACTGAAAAGTATTTGGCTACCCTATTCAAAAAATCAGATATGTTCTTTATTGATAGAAGAAATAGTGAATCTACCGCACGTTTTGAAAAATTAAAACAACAGTTCCCCAATCTACAAAAAACTCGCTATCTAAACGGTTGGGTTGATACAATCAATCGTTGTATTACTCGTAGTACAACTGAATTGTGTTGGATACTCAATAGTGAATTAGATTATACTAATTTTAATTTTGAATACTACCCTAATCCATGGCAAATGAAAATGGTGCATGTCTTTGGTACTCAATGGAGTCATTGGGGAACTACATTTATGGTTAACAAAGATACGTTTACTGAAGATACAAAATATATTAAAATCATTGAACATTTGTCTAATATTAACTTTGTAAAACACCGACGGGCTAAAGCAACTAATATATTATATGATATAATTTATATTGATCATGGTAATTTATCTGATGATAAACGTGAAGGTAACCTAGTATTTAATTATGATCAAAGTTATCTACAAACATTCAAAAAAATTCTAGAAAGTTTACCTACTAAAAAAGAACATTATGTTTGGATAGTTAGCAGTATATGTGATTATCTCAATTTTGATTTTACATACATTTGTGATCCGTTCACCAAAGAACAATTGCATGTATTTCCCAGTGATAAACAAAAGTTTGGAGACACCTTTTTAATTGATGTAAACAAATTAAGAATACTAATAGATGGTATGAATACGTTGGAAGATTTTAATAAAATTAACTATAATCAACATCAACGTGTAAAAAGATTACCTGCCCCAGTGATAATTAGCAAAGGGGATTCGCATGTGTCTAGTATTACTACTGAATTTGATTTTCCATATGCAGTGTTAGTAACTGAAGATAATAAAAACATCAATATAGTTGATATTGAACCAATGAATCTATGGAGTGATGAAACTAAAAATATTACTATTACCAGTAAAGGTGGTACAAGAATTGTTGTTCCAAAAGAAGCTAAAAACTATGTGAAAAAAGAATTATACGATTACCCTTATATTAGTAAAAATAGTAAACTCGTAGAATCCAATCCATTAGATGTTGTATTCTTTAGTAATGGGGAAGCTTGTGCAGACAAAAATTATGAACATTTGTTGAGTATAACAAAGAACTTACCCAATAAAGTTACTAGAATAGACGGTATAAATGGTCGGGTGAAAAGTCAACACGCCGCAGCAAACAGTAGCAATACATCATGGTATTTCTTAGTAAATGCTAAACTAAAAGTAGCTTCAAAGTTTGATTTTAGTTGGCAACCCGATAGATTACAGATACCAAAACATTATATTTTTCACGCTACTAATCCCGTGAACGGGCTTGTATATGGTCACCAAGCTATTGTTGCAAACAATAAGAAACTTACATTGGATAACTTTGGAACTGGATTAGACTTTACCATGGATAGTGAGCATGAAGTTGTACCGATTAACAGTGGTATAGGAATGTATAACAGTAGCGAGTGGGATACTTGGCGCACCGCATTCCGTGAATGCATAAAATTAAAGGTATCCGAAACCGAAGAAAACACCGCACGTTTAAATACATGGTTAACAATAGGTATGGGTGAATTTTCCCAATATAGTTTACAGGGTGCCAAACATGCAGTAGAATACTGTAATGAAGTTAGCAGAAATTTTGATAAATTAAAACTTAGCTATGACTGGCTATGGTTACATGCATATTTTCAAGCTAAATACAATTGTCATCAATGATGAAAGTAGAAAAAGAAACCATTTATCATTTCACTTGTCAAGAGTGCAAGGGATGGTTTAGTATTGCTACGATGGAAGATTGGAAACCAAAAAAATTATACTGTCCACATTGTGGAAAATTATTTGAGGATATATTATGAAAAAAGTTTTTATTATTTCTATGCTGGTGTCGGTTGGTGCTGTTATGGCACAAGAAGTTTATGTAATGAGTGTACAGCCTAGGCTAGTGACTGTGAACCAGCAACAATGCCAAATACAAGAGGTTGTACGTGACGGTAACAACGGATCAGGCACTACAATTGGGGCAGTGGCAGGTGGATTACTAGGTAGCACACTTGGTAGTAACCGCAACGATCATTTAGCAGGTACAGTAATTGGTGCCTTGATTGGCGGGGCAATTGGTAACGAAATGTCCCGTGAGCCTGCTCGGGTAGAGCAGAGACAAGTTTGCCGATACGTGCCAGTTCAGGTGCAACAAGGTGAGATAGTAACTTTTAATTATCGTGGACGAGTGTTTACACAGACATTTGGTAATTAATTTTATTATCGTATGATAAATAAGAGTTAATATTATAGAAGATTAGATTGTATCAAATCTCAGGAATGGTGCACCGGATTACTTTAGGGAAACTTAAAAGTGCAGATAGACTGTATAGTAT